CCTATCGCTTCTGTCCAGATGGTGGCAACAGGCTCTGGCAGGAGACGAGACAGCAAGCAACATGGTTTTGAGGATCATGTCCAGAATAGATATTATCAATGGAATAATCCCAGACAAACCGCTGATTGATATGCGTACTCAGACGCTACAGATCGGCGAGGGAATGGGATTGATGGAATTGGCAAAGGTGGTGGCGAATGGCAGTGGTCAATTCGGAACTGATGGAACTGGCTCAAACGATCCAGAACAGTCCAGCGATGTACCTCCAACACGCCCTGGGAGCGAACCCATATCAGAAGCAGACTGATATTGCTGAATCCATAAAGGACAGCAGGAGGGTTTCCGTGGTGGGTTGTAACGGTTCAGGCAAGGATTGGCTCGCTGCACGTTTGGCGTTGTGGTGGGTCACGGCTCATTATCCTGCGAAGGTGGTGATTACTGGCCCAACCTATAGACAGGTTGACGATGTTATTTTCAACGAGCTTAAATCGGCTTACAGGTCTGCTCCTGTTGAACTTGGTGGGCGGTTGTTCGATTCACCCAGGTGGGAACTTGACGAGTCAACTTTTATTGTTGGATTCAGCACCGACCGTCCGTGGAATCTACAGGGATTCCACAGCCCGAACTTAATGGTAATCGTTACAGAGGCACACGCTATGGAAGAAGATTCTATTAATGCCCTGTATCGGTTAAACCCCAAGACAATGCTTTTGGTTGGAAACCCATTTGCAACAACAGGGCCGTTCTATGCCAGCCACCACCAGAACCGTGACCTCTGGAACACGTTTTCCATATCAGCACTTGAAACCCCTAACGTTCAGGCTGGGGCTATTGTGGCTCCAGGGATGGTCACGGTTGAGGACATTGAAGACAGGGCCAACGAATGGGGTGCTGAATCCAGTATGTACAGGGGTTCAGTGCTGGGTGAATTTGTGGATGATCTTGCGGACGTAATCCTACCGCTGACCATGTTAAGGGATTCATTAAAGAATCAAGTAGTACAAGAAGGTTCTGTCTCTATCGGTTGCGACGTTGCACGATTTGGCAAGGATAAGACAGTTGTTGCCAAATGCCAGGGCAAGTATTCTGAGATTATCTATAAAGCCCAAGGGAAAGACCTGATGGAAATTGCTGGCTGGCTTGGTCGGTACTGCGTGGACAACACGGTTGACAGGCTGGTCGTGGACGACACAGGGCTTGGAGGTGGGGTTACTGATCGGCTTAATGAAGTTGGAATACCTGGCACAGAGATAATTGCGTTCAAGGGCGGATCAACAGCCAAGGCTCCAGAACGGTTTTCTAACAGTATCGCAGAGGCTTGGTGGGTTATGAGGGATTGGGTTTTAGACGGCGGAAAGATACCTGACGACGATGCCTTGATAGGTCAGCTTTCAAGCAGGGGTTATACGATCCAGTCAGACCGCAAGATATCACTGACCCAGAAAAGCAAGATGTCCAAAAGCCCTGACGAAGCTGATGCCCTTGCAATGGCTATCTATGGGGATTATGACACGGCAGGACTGGGCGTATGGTAGAGGGTATTCTTACAGGCTTGGACAAGGCTATTATTGGAGTGGCGTCTATCGCTGGGGCGAATCCTGTAATCGTCTACGACCAGGGTAAAATAATCGAAGAACTGATGTCTATTAACGATTGGGATATGGAGGAAGCCAGAGACTTCTTTTACTATAATATTCATTCACTGTATATCGGCAAGGATACGCCGTTGATAATGGAGTCGATTGATGAACTGGCAGACTAAGGAACTCAGGTGTTCTAACTGCAACAAACTGCTAGCGGAAATCGCCAGCAAGGGAACGGTCATTACCTGTACCAGATGTAAGACCAGAAACGAGGTTGATGAATAATGTCACACTTGCATCACTGTCCGAACTGCCTGTATGCCTTTGTTCATAGGAAGTTCGACCGAGATAAATCTGGATTAAGATGTCGCAGATGTCATGTCCAAATAGTTCATGTAAGGGAAGGTTATATACCAGAAGATAAGATGTTTCTATGTCTTAGTAAAGGCTCTGAGCGAGCTATCCGCCCTTGGAATCCTATCTCTGAGAGTTGGGGCGAACTTGTAGATTGGGAAGATAAAAAACGATATAAATGGGATGGTGAAAAGTTAGTTGAAAGGTGGTAACTGAATATTTGACAACGCAAGGAGGTGGATTGACGTGAGATAATCAACGTGATATTTTGAGATAAGTGACCCGACCTGGCTCAGTGTCCAAACCCTAGCCAGAGGAGGTTGCTGTCTTGTCACTCTGGGATAGATTTTCAGGCAAACAAGAACCAGAAGGGGACGTCACGATGACTGTCCCATTGGTACAAGACCTCTCATCGGTTCAATATCCCACAGAAAATTATTCCAATTTTGCAAAAGAGGGTTACGGCAAGAACGAGGTCGTTAATGCCTGTATTAAAGAATTAGGCGTAGCCGCCGCCTCACCAAGGTATTTCGTCCAACGGGTACGATCCTCTGGAATGGACGAGGAAGACGCCTCTACAAGTCCCCTGGGTGCTTTATTTGCCAACCCAAACCCTCAAGCAGATATGTATTCATGGGTTGAGCAACTGGTGACGTTTTTGTACGTCGCTGGAAATGTCTATGTTCTAAAGGAACGCAACAAAACCAACAAGGTTATTCACCTCTGGTTGCTACGTCCCGATAGGGTTTCGATCAAGCCCCAAGACATGGGCGTGAATGCTTATATGTACACGATTGACGGCAGGGAGTACGAGATACCAGCAGAAAACATTTCACACCTGTCTTTCCCAAACCCTGCTGGAGATATTTACGGTCAGTCACCTCTGTCTGTGCTGGCAAAGACAATTAACCTTGACCTCGCCATGACAGATTTCGCCAAGATGTTTTTCCAGAACGCTGGGGTTCCATCTGGATTGCTCAAGATTAAAAGGCGGATTAACAGCCAGGAGGAAGCAGGGGTTATTCGGTCACGGTGGCGTTCAACATTTGGTGGGTCAAACAATATGCACAGAGTTGCCGTTTTGGATGATGACGCAGAATATCAACCGATGGCATCAGCTCCCAAGGACATGGACTTAACAGGCCTTCACAATATGACCGAAAGCAGGATATGTTCAGTGCTTGGGGTTCCTCCCATTTTGATTGGTGCAAACGTTGGTTTGCAACGAGCCACATATTCCAATTATAAAGAGGCCCGATTATCTTTCCATTCTGAAACCGTTGAACCCCTGATACAAAGAATACTCAGATTTCTTAACAACTCTATGGCTCCTGAATTTGGGGCAGAGTTCAAACTGGCTGTTGACTTCAGTGCGGTATTAAGCCCACTGGACGACAACAGTGAACAGGCAGAACGGATTTCCCTGCTGTATCAGTCAGGGATTATTACGCTTAATGAAGCCAGGCAATACGTGGGTCAAGAGACTGTAGATGACGGCGACACGTTTATTGTTGGCGGTGTTGATTTCGGAGCCGATATGAAGCCAGACCTGGGGAACCGTGCGATTGCTACCAGCAAGGTTCTCAAGGCTCCAGACCCCAGCCCAAGAGCCACTCGTATGAATGATCGGTTGCTCGATTTAAGGCTCAGGGAAGTTGATCGGCTGGACGTTGATCTGGAACGCCACTTCAGGAGCCTACGAGACAGGGTTAACGGCATTCTTGGTCGGTTGATGGAACGGTCGTCACAAATCGATATTACAAAAGACCTCCCCTTAAACGCCGACGAGTTCATCCCACCAGGGGCCACCAATGAACTGGCTGATCTGTTAAGGAATAGCGGTGTAAGAATAACCAGGGATGTCTTCAGGGAAGTTAACGATGCTGGTTTAATTGGAGCGGTTGAGTGGTCGGAGCAAAGTCCAGTCGTAACAGGGATGCTAACCTCTGTTCAGGGTCGGGCGTCAATGATCCATTCCACGACCAAGAAATGGCTGCAGAGATCAATAGTCACGGCTTTTGAAAGGGGTTACTCGATCGAACAGCTTGCAAGGGGAGTTCCTAAAGAAAACTTCCCAGGGGTGCAGGGGATTATGAACGACACAAAAACACGGTCAAGGCTGATCGCCAGAACTGAGACTATGCGATCCCAAAACATGACCACGACGAAACTATATCAACAGCAGGGGTTTAATTATGTACAGGCAAGCGATATTGACGGAGGGGTTGATAACTACGTTGACCCTGCTGACGGCTTAACCTGTTCCCAAAGAAACGGTCAGGTCTTTAGAACATCCGAGGCCTATGACGTCATGGATCATCCAAACGGAACCCTCACATGGATTCCAATGCCAATGAGT